TATACACATACTCAACATCAAGATTTGCCAAGATAAACCCAAGTGCAATTGCTTGAGAGTCTATACCACCAGATAAAAATACTGTTGGCTCAACATCATTGTATATGACTTTAGCTTGTCTTATTAAAGCATCTTTAAATGTTGTGGGAATAAAATTTTTGTTGGGATATTCATTAATAGTTAATTCCTCATAATCGTATGTAATCCAATCATTATGGAACATCAAAGTATTCCTCATAATTTAATAAATCTTGCCTCGTAAAATATTGACCATCTGGTTTTTTAGCAAAACATTTTTTTTGATCTGGATATATCTCTTTTAAATATTCTGTAAATTCAATAATACGAATGTCTTTTGCTCTAGCTTCACGGTTGAGTGAAGGTATCTTGAATAGTATCTCTGACATTTCTGGATAACATTGAAGATATATCATCCATTTGTCTAGATACTTATTAAAATAGTTAGGATGTGTGGGCACACTTATTGGTATTTCTGGAAGAGGTTCGCTGTCAATAAGTCTTCTTTTGAGTTTAAATGGCGAAATAAAACAAGAATATATTCTATTGTCCCAAAGAAAAAATTCAATCTCATGTGGATTCGGGCTGTCAGGATCATAATGAGTTACCATATTGACAGGAATATCCCAATGATTGTCATCATCATCTACAATCACTCCATCTGTAATTCTTGGAGAAAAAGTTTGGGAGGCGGTAAAAACTGCTCTGATAATCGTGTCACCTTGCATTTCACTTACAATGTCTTGCAGAGAGCAAACATAAGTGTTGAAGTAATTTTCTTGTGTGGTGTTATATCTAGAAATAAAATTAAGGGTATAATCAATCACTTTGTTATGCATAGTATCATCAATTTCAAGGTTATATATTTTGTGATCAAAACCTAAAGAATGTGCAAACCTAGTCGCTCTTCCTGCATCGTCTTGGGGTATGCCACCTAAAAGGAACACTCCTTGAAAAACTTCTATGGTGTCTTTTTTTAGTTTACCCTCGTTAATTAAATCCCGCAAACAACATAAAAGAAAACCACTGTCAGACCCACCACTGTATGCAAGAGATACTTTTTTATAAGTTTCTGCAACCTCAAGCAAACCACGTTTACATTCTCTCTTTAGAGTTAGAGGGTCTTCAGTAATCCACAGAGGATAGTTCAGTGTCACTTCAAAATTATCTTCAAATTTTGGGGTTAGTAAGTTATTAAATGTAGTCTTCATAATTTACCAAATCTTTTTTTGTAAAAGGCCTGCCGTCAGGAAGCTTAACATCTGTATATTGATCCGACGTTAACTCTGTTTCATCAATAAACTTTTTCATACGACCAGCATTCACAAATTTATGCGAATGATGGTGCCATATTGACCAATCCAAGGTATAAAATTTTCCTAATATTTGACACATCTCTGGATAACATTGAAAATATATTATCCACTTATCTAAATATTTTTCTAATAGTTTCATTCCATCTTGATTAAATTTTGAGTTTGTTGGGTTGGTAGATTCATATTTTTTAGCTTCATCAAATGGGCTCATATCTACAGCAACTGTATTTAACCTAAATGGAGTTATGAATGAGGAAAAAATTTTATTGTCCCAACTAGATAAATTTACTTGATTATTAGGCAAATCCCATAAAACATTAATAGAGGGCATTCTAAAACCATCCTCATTATAATTTAATCCAAACCAAAAAGCATTTGATGTACCAGAGGCTCTTATAACATGGCCATCTTGTTCTGTTATTAGAAGAGTTTGAGCAATGTCAGTGATGCTAGTGTGTCCACTTAAACAAAAGTCATAATAATATTGTTGTATATCTAACCACCTTTTATTAATATCAAACTCATGAATTCTAGGGGAGAATCCTAATTTTCTCGCAAATGATGTAGCTCTTTTTGTATCCATTGTCAGAGGTATACCATCAGCAGTAAACCCCCCTTGAACTATTTCTATAGTGTCTTGTGATATCCTTTTTTCATCAATTAAATCTCTTATGCAACATAAGATAAACGCACTATCTGTACCACCACTATAAGCCAAAATTAATTTTGGATATGCATCTACCATCTCAAGAAGAACCCTTTTGGATTCTCTTTTAGCTGCAAGAATATCATCAGTTATCCATACAGGATGATTTATTGTTATAGAAAAATCTTTTTTAGGATTAGAGTATGGATGCACTATTGTAAATAATTTTTTTCTGGCCATTTATCCATCACTTTTAGACTAAATATTAATATCTTTCAATAACTCTCTTGCATCTTCATACGATATTGCTTTATCTATGGTAAAGAAACCACTATACCTTGGCTCATACGAATAGTTAATCACTCCATGTCTTCTGGATGCATTGAACAAATAAATCCCGCTAGGTTCATACTCTATCTCTTCATATGAGGCACAAGAATTTTCTATAACAAATCCAGCATCTGCTTTTAAGGCAGCTTCAGAGAATAAATCATTTGCTGGAGTAGTTGCTCCAACTCTTTCTGTAATGTCAAGGGATTTTCTAAACCTTGTGTTTTTAGCATCCATATACACATCTGGTTCTAGTATAAAGGTGATAGATTCTAATTTATGTAAACATACATTTATTCCACATTGTCTATCGGCATCCATATGTTCTCGAAATATAGAACGAGGTTCCATCTTCATAATAAACATTTTAGAGCAAAAACCATCTATTTTCGTGAGAACTGGATCATTAGCTCGCAAATGTTTTGGAAATTTTTTCCATTGACATTTAGACGTGGGACGTTTTTCATGTCCTTGCCATTCTGTATTAACCGCATAATTAAATATATCTTTATATGTATCACAGTTATACTTTAATCTATATGAATTCATATTCGGTTTGGCCATTTTCCTGACACTTTCAACATATATCTTTGTTTCTGACCAGCATTCGCAGTTGAGTGTGGCATGTGTCTCCAATCATACCAAAGTGTATCTCCCGCTTTCCATTGATGCCAATTGAAATTTCCCACTTGGAAAAAATGACCCCATTTCCAATCTTCTAACGCAATAAAAAATCTATGTGTGTCATGGTCTAATTCAAGTTCGTCATGACTTTGCACTAATCTACTATCGCCGGGCAATGAGCAATTACAAATAGTATCCATGTGCGTGTGGAAACTTTCTCCCGGCTGTTGAGCAATAATAGTGGCAGCAAAATCTTTGATACCAGTTGATTCTACCATTTTCCATATTTTAGGGTGAGTCTCTGGAGTTGTGTAAGCTTGTTTACTAACATAGGTAATATAATTACGACCTAATTCCAAACACTCTTGTATAACACCTCTGACGAGGAGTTCGTTAACATCAATGAATTTTTTTGATTCAGATATGTAGAGAAATTCAGTGTTTTCTAGTTCATCTTGCCAATCACATTCAAACTGCATAAAATTATGTTTTATGTAACCTTTGTCAAAGTCTTCATAACTTTTTGTAGTTGGGTCAAAATGCCATTCACTTGCTCGTCTTCTATGATTCCAATTCGCATTTTCACTTTCATACCAATATTCATTATCTATTGTCATATTCACTTTTCCTTTAACATCTTCTGCAATTCAGCAGTACTCCCTACAAACAATGCGTTTGTCACATTCTTCGGTGCGTTGCTAGGCACCTCCTTTAATCTTTTCATCTTCTCTTGAAGGTCACCAAGTTTTTCAGTGACTTCAGCAACCTGTTTGATAAGGTTTCCGGCAACTTCGTAGGCCCGTGGATGGTCCGATTCTTTGGCGAGTTCCAGTATTCCTTCCACTGCATCCGTTCCTCTTTCGACCAAATTGTAAAAGTTTTGTCGTTGGTATTCATAATCTCTCTCCACATGTTCATTCGCATCACCCCAATCTTCTTGAGGTAATGGCATCACTTCTTGTTTTTTATTGTCAGTTGAAATTTCTTCTACTATGCCTAATGCTTTATCAATTGTGTTATTCATCTTCGCCTGTCACTGGGTTAAAGTTTTTCGCATCCGTAAAGAATGATGTAGTTTCGTTAAATCCAAAATCGTCATCTGCATCAGCACTAACTGGGTCTGGTGTAACTGTATATCGCTGTTCTCTTGCTGGTGATTTATCTGGAAGATCAAGGTATTGATCAACTTGAGCAGTTTTAATAACACCACTGGATGTAACAGGGCCATACAAATAAAATTTAGCAGTAAAATCTAATGTGTAAATAATAGCTCTTCTAGCTTCAAACTCACCTTGATAATTATCTTCATAGCTGATACCATTTAAAACAATGGGAATATCTCTTTTAATTGACATATCAGGAATGTCATTTATTGTTATTGTATAATCAGGTTGAAAGAAGGGTAAAATTTGTTCCACAATTTGTAGTGCATCATCTGATTGTTTTGCTAAAATATATAGTTGTATAGAGAGATTGTATGGCACTGGCATAAATTGTGTATCAATTGTTTTTGTATTATTCCCCGTGCTTTTTTTCTTAAATTTTTGAACCCTATTTAATTTTCTAGCTGGATCATAAGAAAGATTTTGTATTTCAAACCCAATACGAGGTAGAGTTAAGGCTACTTTACTTGAAAGGTCTGCATCTGCCCTAAGACGTACTAAAAACTTTTCTCTTGGACCATATGCAAGAGGAACCTTCATAGACTGGGCAATATTACCAGAACTATCTTTGCGAACTAGTTGTATATTATTAAATGTTGTACCGAATCCTACGATTACTTTGCGTATAGTTTCGTGATAAAACTGCTGCCCTAACATTGTATATTATCCCCCTACATCACCAAACGGATTTTTCTCGCTGAAGTCTAGAACCGAATTTTCAGCAGTTGCTGAAATTGACCCATCTTCTGTTTCAAATAATTCATTTTGTGCCTGATTATCTACATTACTTTCTGTTGTGCCGTCACCTAATATATATGTTTCTTGTAGCAGGAACTCTCCTGTCTCCGAAAGAACAACACCGGCAGATGTTGTCATATCACTGGTTTCTAGTGCAACTATTTCATCTCCACCTGTATCATCAGCATTTTCATGCACAATTCTACCAATCTCATCTTCTAAGAATAGAGCGTCAATTGATGCAGAATCTTCTTCCATAGTGAATTGATGTGTAAGAGTATCAAGCGACAAGCTATCTTCAATTGCATCAATAGCAGAAATATCTGTATCCAATACTTCAGAACTATATTCAAACAACCTACAACGCATCTTGTAAACTGGATTATTATCTAACTGGAAATATGGCTCATCATGGTCAACAAAATTTATCTGAAATAACTTTGACAGAATAGGATGAAAAATTAAATCACCCTCTAATGGTCGATCTGAATTTGTAGATGTTGCTTCTGAAATAATATAACCACTCTCAAAGGATGCTGAAGCCTCAACAGTGGCACTATCAAGAGTTCCATCTTCCAATAATATTGAGCCACTAAGCGTATCAGTTCCAGATTCTATTGTGATCTGCTTAGTCAATTCTTGAAATCTAGTTTTAGAAACAACGAATGTTGCTTCACTCAAGTTCTGTAAACCAAATTGACTCATCATTTCTTTTTCACCACCAAACCCACCTTCACTATTCTCCATATACATTTCAATTTTTGCTTGAGTGGTAAACTTAGCTAAACTGTCTACGCCAAGAATTTTATCTTCATTGACAAGAGTTCTATCAAGATAGTGGACATCGTGGCCATGAATCTGTATTGCTTCAATAACTAAATTGCTATAAAGACTTTGTTCTGTAGCAATTGCTGAAACATTGCTTGTGTGAAATACTGAATTGACCGCCATGAGTTAACCTATCTGATACATGGGTGGCAATTCAAAAGCTAGTTGTATTTGTTCTTCTAATCTTAGGATTTCCTCTTGAGCTTGACTGTATAAAGTTTCTCCATTCATTGTTACACCACCTAACATAGTGACGCCATTAAATTTGCTAAGATTTGCTCCCCACTGTCTTTTCAACAATGCTGTCGCATATCTTTTTAAATAAATATCATCAAATATATCTGTGTATGTGGTGGGATCAAGTTTTCTAAAGCATTCTATTATGATATAATCCTCATCAGCTGTTACATCATTTGCCCAATCCATATCAATGTATAACCGATTTTGATGTTGGTTAAATCTTATAGGTGTTTCTCCAACCAAAATATGCTCCAGAAAATCTAAATGTTTCATTGTCATATCATAATGAAGTATTGATTGTGAAGAAAAATCATATAGATCGTTTAATCTTAATTGATAACGAACATCAAACATATTTGATGTTGAACCTTCATTGAAAGGGTATACTTGAATAACTGATACTACTGTGTCTGGAACAGGAATCCAATTATTACCTTCTAACCAATCAGCAGTTACAGTACTATCAATTTTGTCTGTAGCAGTTGCAGTGTCATTTGCTCTTGCTCTTGTCACCTCGGCACTTGTGATCAGATGCTTTAAATACATTCTCTCAACACCATCATAGTGATATTGAGCGAAGTATTGCAATGCTTCATCTATACGATCATCTGCTTGATCATCAGATACATTAATATCAATAACACCAA